GTATAATACTTAGAGGAATAAGCAGAATAGAAGATCCAGAATTAAAAAATGCAGCAATTTTAGGACTATTTGGTCAAAGGGCAGAAGCTCTTATGAATATGAAAAAAGATCCTATATCAGCATCAAAATTTAAAGGAAAAATTAGACCTTGGTATGATATAAATACTGGAATTATACATAATCCTACAGATATGCCTAGTATAATAGAAATTGGTGGAAGAAAACGATTACCTCCATCATCTCAGGTAGGTCCATTATTGCGACAAGTATTAGCTCAACAACATTTTATAAGTAAGGGCAAAGAGGAAATGTTTCCAAATTTAAGAGCTACCAATCTTACAAATATTATAAATAATGTTGTCCATAATAGTGGAGGAATATCAAACTATCCACCAGAACTTGTAAAAACACTCGGAAGAAAACTTTCTGGTTTTACTGATTTTCGTAGATTATTTGCATCAATTATGATTAATGAAGTTGCTGATCAAACAACTGATCCTACAAAAAAGAAAGAATTATATAAACTAGCAAATAAAATGCTAGGACATGGAACAACAAAAAAAATGACTTTAGATGAAATAGATGATCTTCAATATAAAGTATTAACAGACCATTACGCTATATTAAAAGATAGTAAAACTAAAATTGCTGATAATAAAATTCCTATATTAATGGAAACATTTATGGCAGATGCTATGAATGCTGTAGATGATAGAGGCCAATTAAAATCTAATAGATTAGCAGCTATATTAAATATAGATGTACCAGAAAATTTTGGTCATATTTATACTAATACAATAGAGGGTGAGATAATACAAGAAACTCCAAATGTAATAGAACGTAATGAAACAGTACAACTTAAAAGTGATACTAAAAAACTTATAGAAACAACTAATACTAAAAATATTCAAAAACAAATTTTAGGTAATATAAATGAAACTATAGAAGTAACTCAAGGAATAGAAGAAGGTGCAGTAAAATTAGAAGAAAAGGGCTGGGTTGTAGATAGAGCAACTGGAAAAATGATTCCTCCAGAAAAAGAAATTACATTAACTGATAAACAACAAAGTCTTTATGATAAATATATAAATCCCACTCCTAAAGAGATAGAGGAACAAGATATTCAAGAGCAATTAGCTAAAACTGGAACAAGAGAAGAACAAACTATAGCACGACTTGCTGGTAAATTAGGTGTTTCTATAGAACAGGCAACAGACATAGTTAAAAATAATAAAACTAAATATTTAACTAAAGATCAAATAAAGAAGGTATCACCATCATTGAGAAAAACATATGGTTTAAAAGATTATAAAAATGCTGCTTCACAAGAAGATCTTAATAAAATGGCTAAAGGTTTAGGTATAAAATTTAAAAAGAATGTAGACCCTAATAAACTTGATGAAAAAATGAGAAAAAAATTAATAGGAAAACTTGGAGGTATTGGAAAAGTTTTATTTTTATGGAGTATATTTACCGGATTTAAACGTGCAAAATTTATAAAAGAAGAAGTTCCTGTAGAAATGTTTGAACCTAGATTAACAGAGGAAGGCAAAATGCCTTTTGCTGATCAAATGTTTGACGTTTTTGGAGAAGGTGCTACTAGTAAGAAAAAATGGAGAGTAGCATATGAAAAATATGCTGGGTTTATTCCATGGTCTCAGCATCTTCCTCCGGATGTTGCATTTGGAACAGGAATGGAAGAAGAACATTATGAAGAAGTATTAGAAGAAGGCTTCGCAAAAGAAGTAGAAGGAGGTCCATTTGGATCTTAATTTAATAATAACTAAAAAGGGAGGCAATTATGCCAAAAGGAGTAGAAGGAGCATACCGTTCCGATTACGTTACACGTAGTGTTAAACAAGGTGAATTTAATGAAGCTAATGAAGCTGCATTACACCGTTATCCTTTAGAGAAAGATGTAATGGGTGCAAACTCTGGTGCATTCCAGCAAACTCAAGATTCACCATCATCTAAAACTAATCATAGAGGTGCTGCTAGTAAAATAGAAGGTAAAGTAACTCAAGGTGAACACGGATAATTAAGTCAAAATAAGGAAGATAATATGTCTGATCCTGTTGACATACAAGAAGAGCTCTCTGAGGGATCTGGTCTTTTAGGTCTTATACAAGCTCGTATGCAAACTGCAGAAAATGGTAGACAAGCACATGAAAAACGATGGTTAAAAGCGTATAAAAATTTTCGTGGTATTTATGATTCTACTACCCAATATACAACTACTGAAAAGTCTAAAGTATTTTTAAAAATAACTAAGACTAAAGTACTTGCTGCGTATGGTCAAATTGTAGATATTTTATTTGCTAATAAAAAATTTCCACTAACTATAGAACCTACACCGGTACCTGAAGGAATTGCAGAATTTGCTCATCTTAAAACACCTGCTGATCAATTATCTGATCCCTATGGTTTTGAAGGTGATGGAAGGCAATTACCACCCGGAGCTATGGAAGCAACACCACCAAACTTAGATTTTTTAGGATCTATGGCTAATAAGTTTGGTCCTGATGCACCACTTGCTGAAGGTCCAGCTAAAATAGGTGAACCTCAAATATCTCCAGCAAAAAATGCTGCATTACGTATGGAAAAAGTTATCCATGATCAACTTACAGATAGCAATGCTGTAAATGTACTACGACATGCTATTTTTGAATCAACTCTTCTTGGAACAGGAATTGTAAAAGGTCCATTTAGTTCTGGTAAAACTATTCACAAATGGGAAAATGCCGAAGAAGAAAGGGTTTATACACCAGAACAAAAATTAGTTCCTCGTATTGAGGCAGTTAGTGCTTGGAATATATATCCTGATCCTACTGCTACTAATATACAAGATTGTGAATATGTAATTCAACGTCATAAAATGAATAGATCACAAATACGTAATCTTATGGAAATGCCTATGTTTAATCCTGATGCAATACGGGAAGTTATTGTTGGGGGAGGAAACTATACGGAAAAGTACTTTGAAAACACTATTCATGATGATGAAACTGAACCATATGATAACCATGAACGATATGAAGTATTAGAATATTGGGGTGTATTAGATACAACTACTGCTAAACAAATGGGTCTTAAAGATACAGCTGAATTAGATGATTTAGTTGATGTACAAGTTAATATATGGATTTCTGGAGGTCAGATATTGCGAGCTTGTGCAAATCCGTTTACACCAGAAAGAATACCCTACTGTATGTTTCCTTATGAAATAAATCCCTACCAAATATGGGGTGTAGGTGTACCAGAAAACATGGAAGATGCACAATTACTTATGAATGGTCATGTAAGAATGGCTATAGATAATTTAGCACTTGCTGGTAATCTTGTATTTGATGTAGATGAAACCTCATTGGTACCCGGTCAAAATTATGAAATATTTCCGGGTAAAGTATTTAGAAGGCAATCAGGAGTTACGGGTACTGCAGTAAATGGTATTAAATTTCCTAGTACTGCCGGTGAAAATATACAAATGTATGATAAAGCAAGGCAACTTGCTGATGAAGAAACAGGTATACCAAGTATTATGCATGGACAAACTGGTGTAACTGGTACAGGAAGAACAGCTGCAGGATTATCTATGTTACTTGGATCATCCGGTTTAGCTATAAAAACTGTTATAAAAAATATAGATGATTATCTACTTAAACCAATGGGAGAAGCTTTCTTTCAATGGAATATGCAATTTAATGAAGATAATCCTGATATAATAGGAGATCTTGATATTAAACCAAAAGGTGCAGCTTCTGTAATGCAAAAAGAAGTACGTTCACAAAGATTAACTATGTTATTACAAACAGTGGCAAATCCAATGCTTGCACCATTTATTAAGATACCAAACTTATTAAAAGAACTAGCTATATCACAGGATATTGATCCTGATAGTTTAGTAAATGACGTAAATGAAGCACAGATTTACGCTGAAATTCTCAAAGGATTACAAGATGCCCAACAACCCGAACAACCCGAAGGACCCCCTCAAGGCCCTAGCCCCTCTGCTGGGGCAGGACAAAATGGAATGGGAGGTATTGGAGGCGTACCTCAACAACCTCCACAAACAGACCTTAATGGCACTGGTGGTGGCACCATCGGAGTTGGAGGTGTACCGACTGCAGGGGAAAGCGAATTTACTGGAAATCCTCCTCAAATTGAAGGATAACTTTAGAGATATGAAAAAGAATGTCAAAAATTGAATTTGAAGAATTAAATAAATTTGATGCTAATGTAGTTGCATTAGATCAAAGAAAAATTGATATACCTGATAAGTTTGCAGGTACTTTTGGTGCAGAAACTCAAAAGAAAATTATAGAAGGATTTACTCCTAAAATAGGTGGACAAGCTTTAGAAACAGCTCTAGATGTAAATAAAGTAAATATACAAACTCAAGGTAATATAGCAGTAAACTTAGATCCAAAAAGATTATATGAAGGTTCTTTATTAGATTTAAAAGATAAGGATGCTTCATCAGCTCTTGATTTATTAAAATCTGCATCTAAGGATTCATCAATTTTTAATTCTGATGCATTTAAATTTTTACCAGATTCAGCAAAACGAATGGATGCAGCATTTGATGATCAAATGAAAGCAATTGGTGAGTCTGGTAAAACAGCAGAGGAAATGATTGAAGAAGGAGAAGCAGGAGAAGAATTAATGGAAGGTATGTATGCTCCTGAAGTAGATTTATCAGGCCTTTATGATCCTGTAAAAAAACAAATTGGAGAATGGGGTGGTGATGCATGGGATTATCTTTTTGGACCAAAACATGACATATCTAAATTATCAACTACTGGCCCATACGATGTTTCTAAAGGTTTATATGCAACACAAATACCTACAGGATTAAAAACTACATCAGCTCAAACAAGTATTGGACTAAGTGGACCTCCTCCAGCTTCTCTTGCAGGTAGACAAGCAGGAGATATAACTAATATATCATCATTGGCTACTGCTGGTGCAAGTGCTTTTGCAAATATAGGATTAGCAGTACCGGCTGGAGTACAAACAGGATTACAAACCTTTACAACATTAGGAAGTGCTGGAGCTGTTCCTTTTCAAACAGGGTTAGGTACAGGAACAAGTGGTACAGCAGGTGCAACAGCAGCAAGATCACTTGGTCAACTTGCTTCTGTTTGGGGAATATATGAAGGAATTAAATCTGGTACAGGTCAAGGATATATGAATGCAGCCCTATCTACTGCAGCTTTAATAAATCCAGCTTTAGCTATACCAGTTGCAATTATAACTGGATTACAAGCCTTATTTGGCATGAGAAGAAGAGGAAGACCAAAATTCCCATTTGGAGGAACAGAATTTAAAACAGAAGGAAATAAACTCACGTTTAAACATCCCTATGGTTATAATGGATTTAATGGAGGTGTAGCTCGTGCAGGAGCAGCAAGTGTTGCTGATTATGTAAATACCTTTGTAAATTATTTTGGTGATTATACTGGACAAGGATTACAATTTAATTCTGGAGCATGGAAAAATGCTGTAAAAAAGGATCCACGATTGGGAAGATATGATACAATGAATGATAGTGGTTATGCTGATCCAAGTGTATTGATACGAAAAGTGCTTGAAGCACCCGGAGTAATAACAGGTACTCCTATGAGAAATGGTATGCCAGTAAATGACCAACAGCAATATGAACAAGAAATGAAAGGTTTTAATACGTGGTATACTAAAACAGCAATAGAACGTGGTGGGGTAGCAAATAGACAATGGCTTAATACAAAAGAGGAACCAAATATGTTTGGAGAGAACTGGGCTGGCCAATATGGAAAAGTTCCAGATCAAATTCATCACCGTACAAGAGGTGAATTTCTTTATGAAAGAGGTAGAGGTGGACTAGGCCAAACACCAGATCCTGTATACAGATGGCATGAATCTTATGAAGATGTTAAAAGTCCCTATGACACTTTGTACTATAACATGATGGGAAAATTTAATAGAGGTGAAGGGGGTATGGGATACTAATGTTTCAATTTTTAGGACCAATTCTTAGTTTAGTAAGTGAACCAGTAAAATCTTTTATGGAAACACGTACTATAAAAGCTGAAAATAAAGCAAATATAGAACAAGCAAAAGTTAATGCTCAGATAAAACAAATTGAAAGAACTGCCGAATCAGAAATAAATTATGATATAGAGGCATTGCGACAACAACAGTATAGTTGGAAAGATGAATTTGCATTGCTAGTTATAACTTTTCCTTTTATCGGATCTTTCCTTCCTTGGACACAAGAGTTTGTAATGCTAGGGTGGGATTATGTATCCAGAGCACCAGAATGGTATAGTTATACTTTTATAGGTGCAATTTCTGCAAGTCTTGGTATCCGTTGGGCAACTAAGATGTTTGGAAAAAAATAGTGCCAGTTATGAATAGTTTCAATAAATCTGAACTTATTGATTCTTTGATAGACCATGAAGGTCTGGTACTTCATCAATACTCAGATAGTGAAGGTTATGCTACAATAGGTGTAGGCCGATTAATTGATCCGGATAGAAATGGGGGCATAACAAAAGATGAAGCGATATATCTTTTAAACAACGATATTGAGGAATGCACTAAGAGTTTAGATGAATCTCTATCTTGGTGGAGAAACAAACCTTCAAAAGTACAAATGGCATTAATGCACATGAGATTTCAATTAGGAATGACCGGATTGAATAAATTTAAAAAAACATTGCAGCTATTAACTGAAGATAGATTTAAAGAAGCAGCTATAGAAGCAAGAAATTCTCGTTGGGCAAAGCAAACTCCTAGACGAGCTAAATATGTAAGTGGATTAATAGAAGATGCCTGAAATTGCAGAATTTGATCATGAATTTATGACACAAGGTAGTGAAACTGCTGAAGGTGAAAAATTAGCAGGGCTTATTCAACAGAATCTTACTCCAGAAGAACAGGGAAGATTACAAAAATTGTGGCCTGTATTAGAAGAAGTAACAATGTTGATCCACAAGGCTCAAACTGGTGAATTTCCAAGAGAGGCTCAAGAAAGAGGTCTCACAAATGGGCAAGGAGTGCCCGAACAGGATATGGGGGATACTGAGGTAGCCCAAAACATGCAAAATCAACAGGGGGTACCTCCTAGGTCTATAGAAGGGCAAATGCCTCAAAATACTGTAAATATGCAAGGTGGAGGTCCAGTTCCCGGAGTTTTACAAGAACAACAACCTCCTCAACAACCTCCTCAACAAGTTGCAGCTGGTCCAGTAGGGGTAGTAGATAAAGAAGGAGCTGATGATTCTGGTGTAGCTGATGATGTACAAACAGAAAGTGATGGATTTGTAATAAATGCTGCAGCTGTACGTCATGCAGGTTTGAGAGATATATATAATATGATAAAAGAGGCTGTAGAATATCTTGAAGAACATGGTATAAAAATAGATACAAAAAAAATTCCAGTAGATGCAGAAGAAATTTTAGTATCCAATGGTGAGGTTGTTATTCCTGATATTATTGCAAGAGTTATTGGTTATGATAAATTAGAAAAAATAAATGCTAGAGGTGAAAAGGAAACAGAACAAGTAGAAAAAGAAGTAAAACAAGAGCAACAAGTAGCT